TGAGGTTGAAGTAGTATCGTCCGTTAGAGTCACCACACCATCTAGGGTGGCGGCGGCACCAAACAAAGCACCTGAAATACCTACACCACCACCTATGGTTACTGCACCAGTGGTTTTTGAGGAAGATGTGGTTGAACCCGTGACTCCTAAAGTACCATTTATATTTACTGCGAGTGTGTTTGCTGTATTCATTGTTATAGTGGAATCGGCAGAACTATTGAGGGTATGACCAATTTCAAGGTTGGATGCCGAGAAATCATAAATGATTGCGACATTACCCTTATGCCCACCTGTTAGGGGGTTATTCATAACCATACCAACATCGGCACCATTTACATTACCTATACCAACTTCGATTGTAGGATCTGCAACTGTAAGACTGTTCTGCCCTTGACTGATGGTCTCACCTGAAACGATCAAATCACCAGCTACTGTAATACTACCACCAAAATTGCCTGTCTCACCGAATATGGCACCACCTACACCCAAACCACCAACAATTTGAACTGCACCCGTTGTTTTAGAAGTAGCTGTTGTATCGGCCCAAACTTTCGTAATACCCCCGACATTAAGCTTTTCTTGAGTACTTATACCACCAGTGACTTTGAGAGCACCAGTGGTCACTGAAGTTGAAGTCGTAGTGTCTAGAATGACTACACTATTGGATACAACGTCTTCTACGAAGACATTTTTACCGTGAATATTTTTAGCAACACCTAGACCACCAGTGACAATTAGAGCACCAGTGGTTTTAGAAGTAGCATCCGTGGCTGAGAATACCTTAGTGACAGCCCCAACATTCAAGTTTTCTTGAGTACTTATACCACCAACAACCTTTAGGGCACCAGTAGTTGCCGAGTCTGAAGTTGTGGTATCTAGAATGACTACACTATTGGAGACAATGTCTTCAACGAACACATTTTTACCATGAATATTTTTAGCAACGCCTATACCACCAGTGACAATTAGAGCACCAGTGGTTTTAGAAGTAGCGTCTGTGGCTGATATTACCTTAGCAACCGCACCAACGTTCAAGTTTTCTTGGGTACTGATACCACCAACAACCTTTAGGGCACCTGTTGTTGCCGAGTCTGAAGTTGTGGTATCTAGAATGACTACACTATTGGAGACAATGTCTTCAACGAACACATTTTTACCGTGAATATTCTTCGAAATACCCACACCACCAGTGACAATTAGGGCACCAGTGGTTTTAGAAGTAGCGTCAGTCCCGGATATTACCTTGGCAACAGCACCAACGTTCAAGTTTTCTTGAGTACTGATACCACCCACAACCTTTAGGGCGCCAGTGGTTGCTGAAGTGGATGTAGTGTTATCAGTGATAGTAACACGATCAGCCTCAACATCCTCGAAATTGACATCTGTAGCGTGAATATCACCCACCACACCCAAACCACCACCTATTGTCACTGCACCCGTTGTTTTGGAGGAAGACGTGGTTGAACCCGTGACTCCTAGAGTACCGTTTATATTTACTGGGAGTGTGTTTGCTGTATTCATGACAATAACAGTATCTGTAGCACTATTGAGGGTATGACCAATTTCAAGGTTGGATGTAGAGAAATCGTAAATCACAGCAACGTTACCCTTATTTCCACTTGTTAGAGGATTATTCATAACTAAACCAGTGTCCAAACCGGCTAAATTACCTTTACCAAGTTCAATTACGGGATCTTGAATTATAAGATTATTTGAATTAAAAACCGTTGTGTTTCCAGTAACTGTTAAATTACCAGTGAGTGTGAGATTACCACAATGAACGTTTCCGGCTACACCTAAACCACCGGCAACCTTTAACGCACCACTTGTTTGATTGTTAGATGGTGTGGTGTCTGTAATATTGACACTATCAGCTTCGACACCTTCAAAATTAGCGTTTAAAGCATGAATATTCTTAGAAATACCCACACCACCAGTGACAATTAGGGCACCGGTGGTTTTAGAAGAGGCATCCGTTGCGGATAACACCTTAGCAACAGCTCCAACATTCAGGTTTTCTTGAGTACTGATACCACCCGCAACTTGGAGGGCACCTGTAGTCGCGGAGGATGAAGTAGTAGTGTCTAAAATGACTACGCTATTTGACACGACATCTTCAACGAAAACATTCTTACCATGAATATTTTTAGAAATACCCACACCACCAGTGACAATTAGAGCACCAGTGGTTTTAGAAGTAGAATCAGTCGCAGATAATACCTTCGTGACGGCCCCAACATTTAAGTTTTCTTCGGTACTGATACCACCGGCAACTTTAAGGGCACCGGTTGTGGCAGAGGTTGAAGTGGTTGTATCCGTGATGCCAACCCCACCGGAAACAACTAACACATTTATACCTTTATCATCAATGTAAACATTGGAACCTACACTCAAAGTATGAGAAGCTAAGGAATTGGCTATACCCACATTACCGGTGGTTACAAATGCAGCTACATTATTATAAAAAATTAGATTATTAGAAGTTGTATTACCTTGGTTGGTTACAGCTTGAAAACCCTGATTACCGATGAGATCTTGCGCTGATTCACCAGATTCAGTTAATTCTTTTGTAAGTGTGTTATACATCATCAATACAATTTCAGCCTTACCTTCATAGTCGGGTCTAAAACGAACCGGTGATACATAAACGGCCCCACCTGTCGAAGCATCAACCGCGGTATTACTCGCATTTAGAACGATCGTGTTTTCACCCTGGTCCTGTTGAGCGTGTTTACCAAACCGAATCTGGGTTGACCTCTCAACGGTCGGTAAGGTCTTGACCATTTAGTATAAGGTTGTATTTTAATTTGCGTAAAGTAAACCGGCCATTCCATTTTCCACTCTCAAAATATTGTAATTTACTGCATAAATTGGGTCATTAATCTTCATAGACTCACTCATGATAGTAGCTGACGATACACGACTAAAGTTGAGTGTTCCTGTGGGCTGTAAGCTGGATGTTGAGAGGCAGAAACAATAAAGAAAGAAATCTGGAGAAGTTACGAAGTTTGTGTGATAATAACTCGTGACGTCTATAAAATGTGGTTTACCCCATTTATAGTTACTTACATCGAGACCATTTATGTTTAATTTAACTTTGTTTGTGGGAGATGTGAGGGCACCATCAGTTGTTGTATCCGAGGATGCTAAATATTTTACTGGATGATTAAACGTAAGTTCTTGAACTAAAGTACCTGAAGCAATATTTTTTTGGACTTGTGTTATGAGGAGATCATGTTTTCTAGATACAACCTGACCACGCTCCTCATTATCGAGGTAATAGTAGTTTGCATAACATTCAACATTGTAATTTGCAGCAGCTGTAGCCCAATATATCCTAATTTCAACATTATGATAGTTTAAGGCTACAAGGGGTAGAGCGCATTGTGGCCCCTCACAAAAAAAGAACCTGAGAGGGTAAAAAAATGAGCGTGCAGAAATACCGGGGTGTGTACCGTTCGCACTCCTAGATACATTTTGTGCAAATGTATCAATAGCAATCTTCTCTGTGAAAATTGCGTCTTGTGTGTCAATAACGGAACCACCTATTAAAAGCTCAACTTTATCAATAATGGTGTCCCATCGTTGAATATCGAGGGCTTGGGTTTTGTCATCGAGTGTAAAATACACATAACTGAGAAGATCACCAGATCTCTCAAATTGGATGCTAGACATAGAATTGTTTTTCACCGCTCCGTGGATGGTTTGTTTTTCAACGGATTGTGAAAAATTAGCATGGCGTTTAAATGTTGAACTGAAGAAAGATATTTGAGGATCACCCATGATATATTTATCCTGGGCACCTATAGCAATCAATTGAACAACACCGGCAGACATGGTAATACTAATTTAAGGGGAGAAAAATTACAGGTTGGGTTTTCTACAGACGAAACGAATAACCAAAAAATTATTTTCGGCGGGATTTGGTGGTGTTATAAGAACACCACTTTGATTACGAATATTGATAGTGAGACGATCAATTGTTCGAATAGGATTTACGTATTGCACAGCAATTGGGTAATCATCTTTGAAACTTATTATACCAGTATCATCTGTAGTAACAATACTAGCAAAAGATTTTCGAAGCACACTTAGTGAGTCCTGACCTTCATAAACATTGGTAGCGCGATCATTAAATGTAGAATTCAACTCATCAATAGAAATGTAGCAATGTTCACTTCCATTACCTGGTGTGACTGTATTAATCCGAGCGGCTAGAAGTCGAGCCTGTACAACATTTTTTAGAGGCTGAGTCAAAAAACACGTCCATGTGTTCGCGCTAGTCTGATTAAGAGTATCAATTGTGATGGTATGATATTCATAGTTTAGATCGGGAATCATCTCCGTCGGCGTTGTGATTAAAGCCATATATCATTAGCTTAGATTAAAGATCCACCAATTCCATCCGCGATCTCATATCCGGCATGATCACCTACAAGTTTTTGGGCACCACAAAGACCACCTGGAGTAAGACCAACAGAGTAAGGGCTGTCTTCCTTCCCTGAACCAGCGGTGCATTCAAGGTCTGGCTTGAGGTCGAAGAGAGATTCTTCACTGACGGGTGTAATGGTAATTGGCCTGGGCTGATAATTCGCGGTCTTCGCAGACATAAAAGACAGGATGAAGATGAGGGTCATCAAAACTGCTATGGCCATGAGGCCGTTGCGGTTGGTCTTGTTGAGGTTAAGCATTTATATTAGACTTAGATTTTTTTAAAGTGCGTTAAAGAGATTTTCTTAGTTTCTAAATAGACAGTAGATGGACGAAGAAATCGTACTCGATAGGGGTCAAACGACTGTGATGAAATTAGATGCTGATGAACAGGCCCTGATGGATGAAATTCAAATTTCTGCACCACGACCAAAACCTGTACCTCGACCCACAAGGCCTATGCAAAGACCTCAACAATCTTTTCAGGGTCAGGAGGCTATGGATGCTTTTGTGAATCCCAACAAACAAAGTGCCCCAACTCAGCCTCAACAGGATGAGGAAATTGATTATGGCGAGGATGAACCAATGATGTTCGACGATGATGAACCGATGGGCCCCGGTCCTAGTGACCAGGGTGAACAACCCTCGAAGGGGTACACTTCAATTGATGAAGAGAAGTCGGATCTTATTAACAAATTAGCTCGACTTGAGAAGAAGGGATTTGCAGTTAACAAAAGGTTGAACGCTTACTCGAACGTTGATGAACTCAGATCAGAGGTCAAGAGGATTACATACAGTATAGATGTTGAACAATCAGTTCGCTTCTCTCGCCGTATGTTGGTCGCCTGTGTAACTGGGCTTGAATTTTTGAATAAGAGGTATAACCCATTTGAGGTTCAACTTGAGGGTTGGTCTGAGTCTGTTATGGAGAATGTTGATGATTATGATGGTGTGTTTGAGGAACTATATGTGAAATACAGATCTAAGGTCAGTGTTGCACCAGAGGTCAAACTGATTATGATGTTGGGTGGCTCGGCAATGATGTTTCACCTTACAAATTCGATGTTCAAGTCCGTGATGCCAAATATGAATGATGTTATGAAACAGAATCCAGACCTGGTGAAGAATATGATGGCGGCGGTTCAAAACACCACCCGTGACACTAGTGGTCCCGCAGTTGATGCACCCGTGGGTGGTTCAGGGCAGTATGAGATGCAGGGACCTGGACTTGATATTTCAAGCCTCATGGGTGGCATTTCGATGCCTCCCCCACCCCCAATGAATACCTCAATGGGACAAGGACCCTCGGCGCCTCAGCTTGTTGAGGAGGATGATGATCTCTCTGATATCATGTCCATCTCTGGTGATTCCACTGGGGGTGAGGTCAAGGAGGTCAATGTTGGTTCAGGATCTAAACCCAAGAGAACTCGTCGAAAGAAGAAGACCGAAATAAATCTCTAAACTTATATAAATGATAGCGTATTGTCCGCTTGAGGAGCTCGAGCCTCCCGTTCGACAGCAAGAA